GGACACGTTAACATGGCAACCTGCGCCATTAAGTTCAGGGTAAATTTTTGGATGGTATGAAATTCTCATATTGAATTTTTCGCTACCACGTTCTAAAATGTAGCGAGCCATCCACAAATCATCAGACACCTTCAAAGCGCTATCCGGGTTAGTTTGAAACTCCCATTGAGATATCATCACTTCAGCATTAGTTCCAAACAAATTAATACCGGCAGTATGACAATTTTTTAAATGCTCTTCAGCAATCAACCTACCAATAACGCGTCCAGCTCCTACACCGCAGTAGAACTCTCCCTGCTTAACGTCTTGAGGGACAAGGGGTTGCATCATTGGGTCCACAAAAGTATACTCTTGTTCAAACCCAAACAAAGTAGTGTCTCCCTCTTTCAGTTGTTCAGCTAATGCATGGCGCATGTTGCTTTCATGAGGAGTTCCATCAGGATTCATAACCTCACATAATACCATGTAATTACCTTCACTAAAAGGATTTTTATATAAACGAGCAGGTTTCAGTATTCGGTCTGAATCTTTTAAATCTCCTTGATTAGTGCTACCACCATCAAAAGACCATTCAGGTAATTCTGACAGTCCGTGTCTATGACTAAAGACTCTCGTCTTTGAACGTAGTTGCGGCATATCAACAGCCCCATCTAACCAAATATATTCTACAGTAATCATTAAAATCTCTCCAATTCTTGAGGGAAATATTCCTTCACTAAGTCCATAAGACCGTGAGGCAAATTTTCATCGAGTAGCGAATGCATAATTTTTGTATCGCCAATATTATTAAAGTTTGTAATTCCAAATGTCATCAGAAATTTTATATCAAACTGACAATTGTGGAATATTTTCTCGATGTTATCGTTCGCCATTAAGTTGGCGAGTCTTTGTTTGATTGCTTCTTTATCAATATCATCAAACGGGCTTTCGCGGTGATGGATAGGGATAGTAAACGCTTGGGATTCCCCATAGGAGAAAGCAATCGTGGACATTTCGTCTTTCTTAAAATCTAAGCCTGTGGTTTCAATATCAACACCCAACGCAGAATGTTGTTCAGCCAAATCCATCTGCTCATTAACTTGGTCAAGTGTTTTACATAACACATACCCTGTACCATCAAACTTATTTTTGTTTAGAATAAACTTATCATAAGCATTGTTGATATCCTGAACAAAAAGTTTTCTCAACTTAGGCTCTAAAAACACTAAGTCTGAGCTGTACGTAGGAACCACAGGGCATTCATTATACTCAAACTCTTTACCTCTTTTGTTGAAGAGACCTGATTTCTTGAGTAACGTTTTCATCGCCACATTACCTAAAGGAATAATTAGCTCAGGCTGTACCTCCTCCAAGTCTGCATACAGAAACGGACGATGAGTATTGTAGTCCGCTGTCTCCAAATCATCTTCACTCACATTAGGCTCACGTATAGCTGGAATGAACTGATAGTGACCTTCAGGCACGTTCGTTTGTTTTAGTAGGGTAGATACAATGGCGTATTCATGGTCATTGAAATCATATAAAGACCCACGCTCACGGTATTGACAGGTTGTAATAAAGACAATCTTCTCATCACCAACATCAGTGGACGAGTAATCTTTTGATTTTTCATCTTTATCGAAATTTTCAAGTAGGTTTTCTAAATCCATTATCTATCATAAGTTATGGCGAAACGTAAAAAAAAGAAACATTATATTGACAACAAAAAATTTGAAGAAACAATTTTTAATTATTTAGAAAATAAAGAGGAGCATGAAGATGCTTTGATTGAGCAATTAGATTTGCTGATTACAAGTATTCTCATATCCTTTAAATTCAAAGTTGATTTTGATGATGCCAAACAAGAGTGTTTCGTATTATCTTTGAAAGTTCTTAAAAACTTTACCCGTGAGAAGGGCTCGGCTTTTAATTACTTCACTACTGTTATAGTCAATAATCTCAAGCTTATTTATACTAAAAATAAAAAATACCAAGAGAAAATGCAACAGTATCGTGATAAGAAAATTAAGGCTTTTTTGGAGGAGTAAAGAAGTTATAAATCTTCGGATACTCTACATCCACTCTCACTTTCTTGTTAATGAGGTGCACTAATGAAGGAGAAGTCGTTATTGAAAAAGAAGAAAAAGATTCAGGCAGGTCCCAACTGTTTACTAAGTAAAGAGTTTCATCTCCTTCCTGTTCCTTCCATGTTTCTGCGCGTTCTAGAATTCTGTCGCACCACTTACACCATGTGGAGTAATATAACACAGAGAAGTTCTTATGCTTGCGCTCCTTCAAGACAGAGTTTAGCTCTTTCTCAGTTTGTAGCTTCTTCAGCGTTCTCATCTTTTTCTTCTCCACTAAACTCTTCTTCAGCTAAATGCATAGCAGCGTCAGCTTGCTCTTTGCTCATTTCTTTCATGATGGTTTCTTTTTCTTCTTCCGTCATGTTCTCCACTCGCTCATTTAGTTCAGCAGTAATTGCATGGATTCCTTTAAAAAACAGGATACGAGCCAGAGTGTCGTTAGTCATCTGTCCGCCTGTCAATGCTTGTTTAAGAGCCTCCCAGTTAGCAGTCTCTTCTTTGTTTAGCTTAATATATAATTTCATTCGTCTATCTCCTTCTCGGAGTTTGAAGTTACCAAAATTTTCGCCGTCTACGGCAAATGTAATTTTTTCCTTTTCGGAAGTCATGCATTATCATAGTATCTCATGTCAAAAAATATAGAATCAATTTTAGAATTTGGAGATTTTTCCAAAAAAAGGCGCGTCAACAGTAAGCGCAAAGGAAGCACTTTCGAAAGAAAGATTGCTAAGATGCTGAACGAGAGGTTTGAAACCAAGGAGTTCAGTCGTACTCCAGGCTCAGGAGCTTTTGCTACAACGCACAAGAATCTTCCGGAGCATCTACGTATACAAGGTGATTTAATTACACCAGCCACTTTCCCATTTGTTGTAGAATGTAAAAACGGTTACGATGTACAACTTGATGATTTATTCAAACGGAAAAGCGATTTTAAGTCTTTCATCTCACAAGCACAGAAAGACGCTTCTCACGCGAATAAGGATTGGATGGTAATCTACCAGAAGACGAGACGAATGGCTATGGTAGTGGTCGGGAAGCCGTATCAGGTAAAACCCGAATTAGTTCTCGATGGAATTTACTTTATTTACCCTTTGAATGAGTTTCTGAAACTCTCTAATGATATCTTCGGCTTCTCGTCGTGATTCATTAGAGGTGCCTGTATTAGCAGCTTTAGCACCACTCAATGTTCGTCCTCGGCTCTTTAGACAGTCGGAAGACTCAGTAGCTTCTTGAACAGGGGTTCCTTCTTTAAGACGACTCGACATACTAATAGTACCTCCTTCACATCCTGGCGTAGGATTATCGAATGTAATAGAGGTTCCAGTAATGGATTTAATCGGAGCTGGCGTTCCGTCGGGAGTACCGATTCCTAAAAGATATCCCGCTGCGGTTCCTGGACCGTCGGACGCAGCCATTAAAACTGAATCTTCACCTTGGGGTCCAGTCAAAGCCATCGCTTGGTTGCGGGTAGAGTGAGAACATATACCATACTCTAAAGCGATATTAGCCCGGGCTCCGGGTTTATTTTTATCTAATGCTTGCTTTCGGTAACCTTGTTTTAAAGTTGTTCGGAGTTGTTTAGTGGCTTTGGCTATCTCTTGGGGGGTACCATTTTTCATAGTTTCTATAATGTTTTGTAGTTCACCAAACTTTTCCCTTTCCTCAAACCCCATACGACCTAACTGTCGTTTAAGAACGGTCTGAGCCCCTCCGGTTTTAAGCTCTTCTTGCACCGACGCCACCCAAGTGTCTAAGGTTTGCACTTCCTCCATTTTATAATTATCGGCTTCTTCCATCCAGGCTTGGGCAGCTTCCTCATCAGACATACCTTCAGACCCTCTTACAGGCTGTAATCGTACGCCATTTTGAAGTGCGGATTCATAAAAATAGTTACCATGTCTGTTTCGGGCGGCTCTCATTTGTGGGGATAAGGCTACCACTTTTCCATTCTCAGTCACTACCCCATCGATAGTAGCTTGTCCTATCTTACCGTATTGAGTGGTAGGACCTCCAGCCATTTTAACACTCACTCCCAAAGTACCTTCATCTCCCGAGTAATGACCTCTGTTTTTTTCTTCGTCGGTGCCGAACGGACCGCTTCCACTTTTAACATTATTTTTTTTATTAACCACAATGTTGGAAAACTTAAATGCTTTACCACATCTAACTTGATTGTCTTCGTCAATCTTATCACCTTCTTTTGTCGTGCCGGTTCTGCCTTGTCCGACTTGTGACCAGTCACAATCTTTAAATTGTTCTGAAGAAACAATGGCGTCCCACGAGTTAAGAAGACCTCCTAAATACCACGCTAACGCTTTATTACCGTCTACGTTCCCTTCGTTCGCTTCTGCCACCTCGTTCAGTATTCCGGCTATACCATCCGTGACAAAATCCCCGAATTGAGAGTCTTCTAATTGACCTCCTTGTCTTTGCTCAGCTCCGAATATTAACAGGTCTAAATCAAAATTAGCTGTACTGTCCAAAGTATTTTTAAGCTCTTTTACCATTTCCTCACAAGGTTCTTTCCTGCCGCAATCAACCCATGCTAAGGCTATCATCGGTCCAAACTCATTCATAACGCCATCCATAGCTCTATATGCTGACATTCTAGCCGTGTCACTAGAGCCTCTAAAGATTAAAGGTTTCCCGTCTTCCTGTTCATACCTACCTCCTTTCTTAGATTGATTTTCAATAAACTCAGCAGCTTCATAAATGCCTGAGTTGTGGTTTCCTATCTTAATGCCGTACCTTTGCCCTCCCTCTTGGTAGGCTACGCCTACAGCTGCAAACTCACCCCCGCATTTTCCTCCGGGTAATAAATATACTCCACGGTCTTCCCCCGCTCCACGTAACCTAACACAATCTCGTAAAAATTCTTTCTGGCTATCAGTGGGTTCCGCACCATCATTTTTCATACCCAATGCAATGTCGGCTATGGTGTTCATTCTATCTTCCATCAAACCCATATCCTCTGCGCGTTGTTCTTCTACCGCCGGGTCCAATGTACCCATATGCCGGTCCATTAAATCAGCGGCTTTCATCTTACTCACGTTCTCAAGCCCTATCCGTTTTAAAGCAGCTCTTTTAATTGCATTCCACCCTCCAAAACCCATCATTTGGGAGAAAAAAGTTTGAGTGGCTTTTGGGTTTTTACCTTTAAAATCCTCTCCCAGCTTGGCGTCCACACGACTAGCAACATCAGCAGCCTGCTGTCTAAGTTGGTCTTCACGCGTCAACTCCGTCTCCAGATTATCGGTACCCGTGTCTCCCTGACCCTTGTCGGCATCATCTTGGTGTTGCTGGGCTACGGAGGGGTCTGCCTTGTATGCGTTTGTAATTTTCTGCCAATCATCTTCCGTAAAAGAAAAAACTCCGGTCATCGGGAGTTTTCCAACAGGACCATATCCGCAACCTTTTGAGGGTTTAAATTTAATTTTTGTTGTCGTCGTCTTTCCTCCCTCCCCCTTCGCTTGAGCTGAGTAAGGAGTTCCTGGATTGCCTATAGCCCCTTCTACTGCCTTTGCACCGTCGGGAGCGGGTTGGACCGCTGGGGGAGCTACTCCATCCAAACACGAAAACATATTGGTCCAAACCATTAAGTTTTTATCGGTTACCTCGGAGTCCTCGGTTAATAACTGATGACCTGTTCGTGTGTACTCGGCAATGAAGTCTGATAAATCCATAACATATAAAAGTAGGCTTCCCTAGTATTATTTACCAGAGAAGCCTAAAAAATTTTTAATTAAATTAGATTGCTATTGGTGACATTACTGCGTCGATATCAGAAGCTTCAGTAAACTGAACAGCGAAGTCGTAGCGGATAGTCATTTCAATAGTATGGAACTCGTTAGTAGAGTAGTTGAATTCACCAAGTTTCCAGCCTTTCGGATAAGCTCCGTAAAGGTTCACGTGAGTGATTGGGTTACGGTGAGCATCTAATTGCCAAATGGTAATGGTTCTCTTAAAGATAGGAGCTTCAGTAATACCAGCAAGTCCTTCAGGGCTCGGGTTTACTTCAGAAGTTCCGTTACCTAAACCACCATAGTGAATTCCGTATACAGGGTCGTACACACTTCTCATCCACGCAAAAAGAGCATCAGCAACATCACCTTTAATTAAGTTATCAAAAGTAACAGTGATTTCATCAGGCGAAGCTTTGCCTGGGTAGTAGAACTTTTCATTAACACGATGAACTTCAATGTCTTCAACAGTAAAGCCTGGTTGAGTGATTTGCTTTGCAGCTAGGGTGAGCCTATCTTGGTCATCGAGACCTGGAACGTTAGAAAGAGTACCTGCGAATCTAGGAATTTGTATTTCCCAAGCATAAGCCCGAAAAGATTCAAGTGCGTGTGAAAGACGCGGGCTGTCCGCGATTAGCTCGGCAGCTCTGTCAACGTAGTATTTTCCATTAGCCATGTTTTTTTTACCTCTATTTTATATAGTGTTATACACTTGCGGATTGATTTGTGAGGTTAAGTTCAAATACCAAGATTTCAGCAGTCTTAGTCGGCTTGAGAATAACCTTGCACCAAAGTTCGTTGCGGTCAACGCGAAGGGGAGTGTTAGTCGTTGCGTCACAGACAACTTTGAACTGGGTGATACCCCGGCGTTGTTGGATGTCTGCAAGTGCAGGACTTAGAACGTTTCGTACCGATTCCCAAGTGATTGGGTCGTTTGGTTCGAAAACGAATCGACGTGCACCTTGTAGCACAAGTCTGCGTAAGAAAATCATAAGGCGACGAACGTTTACACGGTCAAGAGCAGTTGATTGTCTTTGCGCTGTACGTTGCCCGTAGATTACAATTCCATCAGATTGGAATTTAGTGATTGGGTTAACAATGTTTCCTGGACCATAGAGAGCGTCTCTATCGCCTTGGTTTAAAGCAACCTCAACATCAGTTGGAGTGGTTAACCTACCACGACGTAAGCCAGCTGGGGCGAACCATGGGTCAGACACTTCATCAGTGAAAGCCATTTGTCCTATCGCGTAGATACTTGGGTCAAACCACTTATCGCTTCCTGTGTAAGCATCGAAAGATTTTACCCAAGGCCAATATACAGCTCCGTAACTACTGTTAATAGAAGCAGTTCTACCCGTGGCTTTACCGTTGGTCCAAGCGACTGCTTGTTGTGCGCTTCTAAATCCTACAGGAGGAGAAACAACTGCTAAGAAGTTTTGAGTTGACTCAGCCAAGCTAATCAGCTCATTTTGTACGCTTTGGTCAGTGACACCAGGAACAGCAGCCATAGTGATAGGCACGTCCTCAGAGTCGAGAGCGTTGATACCTGTTTTGTTACCTGATTGGCCAATAAGTGCGGCACGTACATTAGAGTTACTTAGGTTACCGTTGTAATCTTTAGCATCACCGTTCTTACCGCCCGATAAGTTGTAATCTGGGTAAGGAGCGGTGTTGCCGTCTAAAGTTAAACAGCGGAACGTGGCATCAGCAGCGCCATTAGCCATGGCACCTCTACCATTCACATAAGCCATCAGCTCAAGACCTGTAGCTGCATCACCGAAATTCACTGGAGGAGTCCAAGTGTTAATACCGGATACTACCCCATCAGATTTGTATTCGTAGAAGTTTCCTTTTACGTATTGAGAGACAACGTTCGTAAGACCTTGATTTAAAACAGCTTCTGGCCAAAGGCTAGTTGCTGAAGTAATGAAAGTAGGTTTAAACAGACCCATGTCGTAACTTTCTTCTGTACCACCATCAGACGCGATGTTCAGAACAAAACGACCGAGGTCGTTAGTGTTTACTACTTCAGCCTGAAGACCTCTGTATTGCAGAGTTCCTCCGTAGTTTACGGCTGAGTAGTTATACCCAAGTCCTGGGTATAGGGAGTTAACTTGGTAGGCTCCTGGAGCGTTCACCGAATCGTTGTAAATGGCGAAACTTACGCCGGATGCTTGACCTTGTCCACCTGTGTAATCAAGGTTGCCAGAGGCAGTAAGGTATGAAGTATCATCATCCGTCGGTGCTGAGAAGAGCGCTTGGCTACTTGCAGCTAAGGCGTTCGTCTGTGATACGAGAGGTACGAAAGTTAAATCTGACACATCGATAGGAGTGGCAGATAAGTAAGTTCCTGAGTAAGCAATCGCTCCTTCAGAATCCGCAGAAGCTACATAAGTAGTTATTTGAATACGAGAAGCAGTAGAAGCTGTTGCACCTGCTTGACGAGAAACAATCATACCGTCGTTAGAGTTGTAAGCGCTTGGTATGTAGTTAATTTGACCTCTTTCCGCGTCGTATACCTCACCAATCCCTGCTAGAACGGCGTTGTGCCAGTCAACCACACTCCAGGAATTGACATCAGTCGTAGGCATTACGGAGCCTCCAGCTACGCCCGATACAGCAGGGCGTTCGCGGTAAGCGTAGAAAGAAGTTTGGTCTCCATCAGCGTTTCCTAGTTTATCGGTAGTGTTAACATCAAATCGGTAAACAAAATCTTTGTTCATTTCACCAACATCAAATTTAGCATGAGCGTGAGTCGCTAAACCTATAGTCGCTCTTGCATCATTCTTTTGGGTAGTTGCAGCGCGAACATAATAAACTTGGTTAGTCTTTTGAAGAATTTCTAACGCACCATAAATACCTTGACCGCCAGTAACCAAATCAGGAGTACCGAACTGTCTTATTAGGTCAGCAGGAGACGTTAGTAGTGTTGGAGTATCGACAGGACCGCGAGAAGCGAATCCTACCAAACCAACGATAGAAGGATTGACGGAAGGTGCGTAATCAGATACGTCCTTTTCAATCGTGTATACACCGGGGGAGACGAAGTTAGCCATTTTTTACCTTAAATTATATTGAGAAGATGTCTATTTTGTAGTTCCAGACAAGTGTCTGTGATAGATTTTTCTGGGACAGATATTGACTGACCAGGAGTGAGACAAATATGCTCGTATAGACGTCCAGATTTAAGAACGATTTCTAAATCTTGACCTGCTATATTGACGATTGTGCGTTGTGAACTAGTTTTCATAAACTTCTTCCTCTTTAGTATTTAGCTAACACACTACCAAAAAACGATGCCTTTTTAAAAAATTAACTAGAGGAAGGAGGGTATATTTTGAGCTCTTCAAAAGCCGAAGTATCAAGAACCAATTGAGAAGGGGTACCAGTACCAGAAAAACTAATATCTGTTTCGATGCTCGTATTATATTTCATTTCGACAATATCCCCGTTGGATTGTATCATGTACTGACGAGTAGGCATCCATGTCTCTACTTCGAAGGTTACAGTTTTTCTAATAATACGGTCTTCACGGTCAGGAGGGGTTAAGGTAGAGTTATCAGAAACAGCTGTTATAAACGCAGGCGCATTGGTAATAAAATCAGTTCCTACTCTAAGGTACGGACGGAACTTAGCCATCACACATTCTATTAACTGATTCATATCTTCCACATACCTAGTCCACAAATTTAATTGGTAAGATACTTTAACAGCTTTAGGAGCCATCGCAGCTATTCGGGTATGTCTACGTCGTTTCTTATCTTGCACAGTCCAAAACTCAATATCAGTGTTAGGTTTTCGTCTTTGCAAATCTTCAACAGTATCAGAAATAGCTAACGTCATTATCGGAAGTGTAAGGTTTCTAGATTTAAACAACATAGCTATGGCTCGTTCATAATTAGCGTAATTACAGTTCACGGGCTTAGCTTTATTATCAGCTCCCACTACTTGAACATCACTAAATAGATTTAATAAAGATTTGGATGTTTTTCTATAAAACTCCAAGCTTCTAAAATTTTTCTCTTCTCTCTCAAAAATCTGTCTCTTAATATCAAATACATTTTGATATCTTTTACCATTATAAAATGTTTCCCGCGTACCGTCAGCCATTGGAGGGTAGCGGTCATATGGAGGACCTGAGACGTATACCATTAGTAAGTTGTGAACGCGGCTGGTTCTTCAATCTCTTGAAGAAGTTGGTTTTCGAGAAATTCCATCTCGCGTTGGGATTCAGCTATTAGAGCAGGTCCGTTGAGTTGAGCTCCTCCTTGAGGAGATGGGAGTGTAGCGTACTTACCTCGTATCTCACCTAAAATACCTTTGCAAATAGCAAGAGTAAAGCGTTGTAACCAACTCATGAAATAATGATGTAGAGTATCACTGTTTAAACATTTATACTCAATCACTACTTCCTCAGAACCATCAGCAACTGGAGTAGGATACACCATTAAATATTTGTTGTTAACAATTTGAAAAGAACCCTCTCTACCAAGAATCTTACGAATTGATTTTAAATGCATCTTCATTAATAAAAAATCAGACACTGCAAAGTCTTGGAACAAGAAGTTTTCCTGAAAATATTTAATAAAGAAATCCATTTCCAATGATTGACCTGCTAAAGGTACGCTGAGTAAAGATTTCTTATAAGCTGAATAACGGAAGTTGTTTACCATGAATGAAGGTAGTTCATACATGTTGCAATCAGCTTTTGTTTTAAATGCAGCTAATTGAGTACACCAGTCAGGTGCATGATAATCTAATTTACTGATTGCTTCATCTACAGCGGTCAATATTTGAAAATCATCTAATTCTACACGCACCACCGGAAATCCTAACCTTGCTTTAACAAAGTCCTTGATGATAGTATAAAACCGACTAAACTCAACCGTCTCTGAAAAATAACGACGATTAAGCGAATCATATTGAATATCCCCAGAAGGAGCGACAAAGGAGGAAGCGTTGGAACCACTGCCAGAGCGGTCCACGGTAAATGGTCCCCATTCAAAGTTCGGTTGTACTGGTCCACGTGACATGCTATTATTATATATGGAAGAAGCCCAGCCAAAACAGCTGGGCTTCTCTTATTAGTCTTCTAAGAAGGCTTAGTAGTTCGTGTAACTTACACCTAAGCTTGAAGCTTTCATGAATGGTGTAGTTAAGTAACGGCTATCAGCACCGATAATACGGATGATTCTGTAGTACCTAGCAGCAGGGTTAATACGCGCAGTTGCATAGCGAGTGATTAAACCTTTTCTTGGCTGGAAGGTCTCAGGGTCCGTAATAGTTGGTAGCATTTGTAGTGGGATGTACGGAGCGTACACGAAGCCCGAATCCATCGGAGAAGCACCCTTGTAACCAAGTAGTAGTTCGTCTTCAGGATAGAGAGGGTCAACGTAAACGTCGTATTGTCCCATCCACTTACCTTTGTACTCGATAGACGCACCAAGCTGACCTGCTTGGTCCATACCGATACCACCTTCTAGCTTAGCAGCAGACTGTAACATCGCAGCCACGAATGGAGAACATACGATGTAGTTTGCAGCAGCGCGAAGAGTAGTTTTGTAGATGTCTTGCGAAGCAAAGTTAATTACAGCAACTAAGTTACTGTAAACCTCACCTACGTGACGAGGAGCAAGTCCAAGTGCCGTAGTACCGAAGTCAACGTAGAATACGTTTGAGCCTTTTGCAGCCGCATCTGGCATACCTACAGCACCTTCAGCACCAGAACCTAAACCATAGATAGAGCTATCTTCAGGGTCATTAGCGTTACGTCCCCATGGTTGGTCGTAAGTGAAGCTACCTTGCGGAGTTGCAGGGTTGCCACCGTTAGTACCAGCGCCAACAGGAAGACCACCAGAACCAAAGTCGTTAGAGTTTTGGCCGTTAGTGTAATCCCACCAATCTTGTCCATTAACTCCAGGAACGATGCCATAAGCTAAGTTCCGGATAGATTCAACAATTTCACGGTCGATTTCCAAAGCAACTTCTTTAGAAAGAAGCTCAGTCAATTCACGTTCAAGGTCAAGGTTGTGGTAAGCACGAAGGTCTTGTGAAGCTTCCAACGTCCAAAGGGCGCGGAACTTACGAGTACGTGCAGTCACAGACTGTTGCTCGATAGTGAAGTTAACCTCAGGAATACCTGAACCAGCAAGACGCTCACCAGCAGATACGAAGAACTGTGGACCTGCGATACCTGAGTTCGGGAAGTTCGCAATACGTGAACCCGCAGTCATCGCGGACATGTTACCAATTCCACCAGCAATGTTCTCACCGAAAGTACGTGCGTCACCATCTGAGTCTAATCCAGAAAGACCTGAAAGTGCCCAAGCACCTGAAACCTCACCGTTAGGAGCAGTGCTGTAAGAAGCAGCATCGATACCACCGATGTTGTTCTGAGCTTTGCCCATACGACCAGCGTAGACCATACGGTATTTCGAGTATACTACCTCAGCGTTAGTCTTAGTGGATGCGTCACGACCAATACGGTTGTAACCTAGGTAGAAAATCTGAGATACAGGACCTTGCATAGGTTGTACGCCACAGATTTTGTTAGCGATTAGTTCCGGGAATACCCGGCGAACGAGCGGAAATGCGAACTTTTGGAAAGTACCAAGGTTACCCACAGTCGTAGCTTCTTGAAGTGAACCAGATTCACGAGCACTCTCTGTAAGAATACTCTTAGCTTGGTTCTCCAAAAGAACGGCAGTCATCTGACGAGTAGCGTCATCGGTGATTCCTTCCAGGATTGGCTCCCACTTCTCACATAAAGAATTAGTTTGTGCGTTATCTAGCATATTTTTAAATTTTTAGTCTTTTAGGACTTCCTGTTTTGACAGGTTAATTACGTCTTCTGTGAGGAAGATGTTGTTAACCGCCTCCGGAGAAGGACGGCTCGAATCGGTTTCGTTAGTAATTACGACCGCAGACTCAGAAGATTTAAACGGAAGTTTAGCACTTTCAGTCAGCTGTACGTTTTGTTCATTTAAATTATCTACTTGACCAGCAAGGAGATTATTTTCGTGAAGAGAGTCCGTTAGACGTTGATTAACAAGTTCAAGGCTCTCTTGTAATTCCGCAATCTCATT